CGAAAAGAACCTAGGCTACGGTGCGTTCACTCACATCTTCACTACGGTACTTGTTCGCAAGGCTACTGAGAAAGGGGTACCAGTACCTTCTATTGAAGACGACCTTGTGACGGGCATGAAGGAGGCACGCATCATTGAGACACTTGAGCCCGTCATGGGTCGTGGTTCCTTGATCGTTACCTCCGAAGCCCTGGAGGAAGATCGCCTGTGTTGTGCCAGGTACCCGTCTGCTGAGCGTCAGCTGTACTCCTTTGTGTACCAGCTGGCTAAGATGCAGAAAGTCCGTGGTGCGCTTGTTCACGACGACCGTGCTGATGCCGTCGAAGGACTTGTCCGGCGTTTCCAGAAACTCTTGGTTGCTGACCAAGACAAGCAAGCAGAAGCTCATCGAGCGGCTGCTCTGCAAGAAGCTATCCACCGCGCCATGCCCAAGGTATTCACCAAGCGGCCCATTGGCGTTAACGCAAACTCCCGTTACTTCAAACGTTAATCATGAAGCTCACCTCTCTCATCTCTCCCGGCATGCTGTCTAACGCTGGTCGCCTGCGCATCGAAGCAGCTACCGCTTTGTCGCGTGCTCAGCTTACCTCGCTCAGCTCCCCTGGTGGCAAGTCCAAGGCCGCTAAGGATCTGAAGAACTTCTTTGACGCCATGTCTGGCCTGCTCGCTACCTACGTGGAAAGCACCGTGCCTACAGTCGTCAGTCGTGTGCGTACATCGTCTACCGTGGCCACCATCACGTTCAGTGAAGTGCTGGCAGCGGGTGACAAGAACATTCCGTCTGCCGCGGCTTTTGCCCTGACTGGTGGTGCAACCATTACGTCTGTACGTGTCTCTGGCTCTACCGTTATCCTTGAGGGTACTGGCATCGCTGCCACTCAGACCTTGACGTACACGCAGCCTACTACTGGCGCTAAGCTCACTGACCTGAGTGGCAACGCTGTAGCTACGTTCTCTGGCGCTCTGGCGTAATGGAACGTAGGGCTGTGGCTGCCAGTCTCCTGGCCCTCAGCCTAGCAGGTTTGATTGGGATTCAGAACCACGAGGGTGTGGTGCACAAAGTGTACCTAGACCCCGTGGGTATCCCTACCGCATGCGCTGGTCATACTGCCACCGTCACTAAAGCTGACGTGGGTAAGCGTATGTCTGACGACGTATGTCGCCGCCTGCTGGCTCAGGACGTGTCTGTGGCAGAGTCTGCTGTACGCAAGTACGTTAAGCAGCCGCTGACGCAGGGTCAATACGACGCCATGGTGTCGTTTACGTTTAACGTGGGTGCGAAGAACTTCGCCAACTCCACACTTCTCAGGCAGCACAACCTCGGCAATTGCTGGGGTGCCGGGTACCAGTTCACTCGTTGGGTGTACGCCAAGGACAAGAAGCTCCCTGGCTTGGTAGCTCGTCGTGCTGATGAGCGCAAGCTGTACGAGGCTGACTGTGACATCACGCAAACTCCACAAACACTTCCGGCATATCAACGAGTTAGTCTTCCATGGGTGCCTACCCAAGCCGAAGATCATTCTCTGCTACGTGCCAGAGGGTTACTTGGGATTCTGCGACGAGAAGAAACCGGGGAAGTACAACGTTATCTTGTCTGATCGCATGTCGGATGATTGTGTCGTAGCTACGCTAGCTCACGAGATGATCCATATGTGGCAGTTCGAGATGGGCTTGTCTACCGCACACAACAAGGAGTTTCGCCAATGGGCGCGACGTTGCAAAAAGTTGCTTGGGTACTCGGTGCTCTGATAGTTGGCATGGTGTTGGGTGCTGCACTACACGCTAACCATGTCAGCAAGCAGGCGTACAAGGCGGAACGAGTAGAAGCCGTACAGCGGGCCGACGCCCTGGAACGTGTCTACCCCAAGCGGGTAACCCGACAGGCCCGCCACGAGGCGGCCAGGGCCCTTGCCGAGGCCCGCATGGCTGACGCCGCCGCCAGTTCCCCGGATTGGGCCAATGAGCCCGTGCCGGAAGCTGTGCTCAAGGAGCTACAAGATGAAGACTACAGCCCTCGCCGCGCTGCTGAGCCTGACCCTGATGGGCTGCTCGCAAGTACCCCGGCAGGTTCCCCCGAGTGAGTGGCTTGATCCCACGCCTGCGCCTGTGCGTGAGGTCAAGGTCAACGCCGACCTAGCTCAACTGGTCAAGGACTATCAAGCCGCGCTGCGCTCATGCAATGCGGACAAGCAAGACATCCGAGACTTCCAAGGAAAGTAATGAAGACTCTTTACATTCAATACCCGTCCATCGTCAACCTGTCCATCAAGACCCTGCGTACCGCTGGTGGTGCAGAGGTGCGGGCTAATGACGACGGTACGTTCGGCCCGCTGCTTGGCAACTACCAGATCGAAGACAACTGCACTGTTACCTTCGTTAAGACCAGCAAGCCAGACACTAAGCTGGACACCTCGCGGGCTGGCTTGGCTCACCGCCGCATTAGCATTGCCCGTGATCTACGCATCCCTGCATATGTAGCAGGTACCCGCTGGCGTGCTGCACAGGCGTATGTCAACCCTGACGTAGCCGTGTTGCCTAGCGGTGACATCGCCATCGTCGGTGCTGGCGGTACCTCTGGTGCCACACCGCCTGTTCCTAGCTATGTTACTAGCCCTTCGGCCGGTATCACCGATAACACGGTGACGTGGTATCTGCTGGGTGAAGGCGCGCAACAAGGCGCCGTCCCCGTACGGGCTAACAGTACGTTCTATCGTGCCGGTACGCTGGTCGTGCTTGCTACTGGTGACTTGGTTCGTGCTACTGTGTCTGGTACTACGGGTGCTTCTGCCCCCACGTACTCTGCCACTGCCGCTATTACTGATGGCACGGTGACGTGGTATGCCGTCACTTCTGGTGACCTTGATGCCGACGAAGTCCTTGTGACAGACAACTCAGGCAACCCTGGTGACACCACACTGTACAACCCGTGGATTCAACCGCAGCTGTTTACTCAACCGACTCAGATGGCTCAAGAAGCAGTCGTCGAGTCTGGTAGTACCTCGCGTCACCGTTCGTGGGTGTTCGTTGATGGCTCTACTAGCAACAACGGTCTTGGCTCTAACGGTAAACAACCGGGTGTGCGAAACCTGTTGTGTAAAACTGAGAGCAACGTCCTTGACATCGGGTACTTCGCTACCGATGGTAGCAACGAACACCTGCAAGTGTATGACGGTAATCGACGTGTCTTCGAGGTTCCCCTGAAGTTGGTGGCTGGTTCGTCTCGCTACCTGCGCGTACTGATCCCTGGCGGCCGTCGTCGGCGCGTAATCCGGGTGGCCGTTTCTGGTCAAGTTAACCTGCGCTATGTTGGCGTGGCACCTAACTGCACTGTTCAGCCGGTTGACTCGCTCGATCCTGTTGTGCTCCTGCATACGGACAGCTACAACAACACCGAGCTGCCTGCTATCGGCAACGTGCACTACGACCTGTCGCAACAGCTTGGTATGCGCCTGGGTTGCCCTCATGTCATCAACGTGTCGTGTGGTGGCATCTCTTATTCTGTGGATTCTCCGCAGGGTCGCAAGAACTTGGCATGGGTGTACGACAACAACGACCTCAGTGTGTACAAGCCTGACTTCATCGTCAATGCTCTTGGCTTCAATGCCTCCGCTGGTGGTACGGACTACAGCCAAGAAGCTACCAAAGCACTCTATGTGTGGCGCAAGCAGCAGCTTCTCTTCGGTCAGCAAGTCTTCCAAGCCATCGTTGGCCCTTGGTTTGAGCGTGCTGGTCAAGAAGCACAGACTCGTGAGGTCTGCCGTCAACTGTTTGCTGCGTTCCTCTCGCATGCTAACCCGAACTCTATCTTCATCAACCCGCTGGATGGCTCTGTCACCCGTGGAGATGGTGAAGTTATCGTGTCGGCTAGTGCTGCTTGGGTGACTGCTACCAACCAACCGTGGGTTGTGCCTAGTGTTGGTGGTGTGTACGATGGTGCTCACGTCAGTATCCCTGGTCAACGCTACCTCGCCGACTGCTTGGCTCAAGCTATCGACGCTGGTTTGGCTAACCTGGGCTATGGCTTGTCCTTTCCTGCTGTCTAAGTAGGAGTAAAGTAGCGGCAGCTACCCGGTGCTAAAGCAAAACCTCGTGAATAGCAACGACCTAAATTTGGTTCAGCTATTCGCGGGGGTAGCTCCGACCTATCGGGACCAGCTTCCCCCGTAGCCCCTCGCGGGCGCGTACCACGCACGTAGACGCGGGCGGTATTGCGGGCGCGAAGTGACGCGCGCGACTGGAAAGGGCTTGGCCGGGCCATGGGCGGACTGTGCGGAACCAGGGACAGGCTCAGGAAGGGGCCTAATCGGGCGCTGGTGGGGCGATCGGGACCAGGGTAAGGGGGTAGGCTAGGCTCAGGGCTTCAGAAGCTCCCAAGGGCTTTGGCGGGACAGAGGGCGCGGGCATCCGGGCTATCTGTCTTTGCTGCTAGTGCCCACCTCCTGACTAGCTACCAGGGAAGTAACCAGGGAGCCACCTACTAGGCAATAGGTACCTTAGATCAGAGGGGCATTGACCAGCACCAGGGAGCACCAGTACCAGGACACATACAACCAGGGACAGAACCAGGGAGGAACTACCAGGGAGCTAGGGACAGGAGACACGGGATAGCTACCAGGGAAGTAACCAGGGCTAGGGCTACTAATCAATGAGTACCTTAGATCAAGGGGCGATTGATAGCCCGGGATAGCTACCAGGGAGAACAACCTAGAGAACCAGGAAGAACAACCAGGGAGCTAGGGATAGAACACCAGGGAGGCACTACCAGGAACACCAGGGAAGAAGCTACCAGGGAGCATAGGTAGAAACCCTATTGACATGGACCAGGGAAGTCATTACAGTAGAGGGCATGGATTAGCTCATGAGCTACCAGGGAGCTACTAGATAGCTACCAGGGAGCACAGGGCTTGACATACGGGAAAGATTGTGATACAGTCCATTCCGTTGACCTCAACAGCTAGTAATAGCAGTGTTCCTAGGGGTTCCTAGGGTGGCTACAGAACGTGAGGGGTTGACAACAGGGACAGACTGTGATACAGTACGAACCCAGCGACAGAGGAATCTGTTGCAGTCAATCTGAGAGGGTTGACAAGTAGTTTAGACTGTGATACAGTAGAGGCTGTTGATTATCGGATGCGACGGTGAACTATAGGTTGCCCTAGGGAGTGACTGACGTTCTTAAATTCGGGTGGCGCGAGTCACGGGAGCCGGGCTAAAGGTAGTTGACAACGTGCTGACACTGTGCTACAGTAGAGGCTACAGATCGCAAGATCATCGTTCTTTATGCGGTACGTCGTAAGGCGTATCTGGTGACACGGGAAGCAGCTAGGCTTAGGCTTGGTGGGCGGCAAACAACCCGGTGTCACGGGATGACCTAGGCTAGGTCGAATGTGGGTGGCGATAATCCGCCCACGGACGGCTGATGACCTTAGGTAGGATCGTGGCTTGACCTCCCGAGAGTACATGCGGGGCAACAAGGTGCAGACCTCATGGATCGGACGTGTCTGGTCTGGTGGCTAGTAACCACTAAGGCAAAGGCGGGGATCGTGTGAGAGGATTCGGAAAGATCATAGACCGAGGCTGATAGGGTAGCCCGGACTGCTTAGAATGTGGGTAACTGCGGACTAGGTGGAATGGTGCGAGAGTAGGCAGAGGTAGGTTTATGGTAGAGTACGGATAACTGTCGGAACCCTTCGGGGGAATATGCCGACAGCGCCCAGGTCAAGGTGGCGCGAGATAACATGACCCTAACTCTAGCATCCCTAGGAGTATCCGAAGAATGGTGCTCAAGTATGATGGCGAGCCCTGCGCTTAGTGGGTGCTAGAGTTAGGACAGGCCGACAACAGGCGACGTGTGCAAGGGCTAACACCAAGCACACTGGACACAGTACGCGGCCCATGGTTTAGCCCAGGGTGTATCCTGTCCTTCTAATAGGAGGTGACAAGCTATGTCTTTTCAAGATGAGCTTGATGCTATCTGTTGCAAGGTGGCCCGCCGTGTCGAACGTGACACAAAGCTGGCTTACTTGTCGATGGATGCCGATTATTGGCGCTGGGAACAGCATAAGTACGCCATGGGCGACACTTACGCCATACTTGCGCCGTTCATCAACACGGAGGATATGTGAAGATCCGCATTAACGTTGAAACGTTGGAGTACAACCTCAGGCAATGGTTCCTCAACGTCTATAAGGTGTGGGGAACATACTACGGTGAGTATGCGTGCTGGGAAATCTTCGCCAACGATGTGCAAGAAGCAATCAATGTGGCGGTAACTGAGGGTATCAAGCATCCGAAGGTGGTGGTGTGAAGCGCCGCGCCACGTTCATCCACTACTTCTATGCCACCGTGGCTCTAGCTGCGTGGGTAGGTTGTGTGTGGGTTGCCTCTCACTTCTGACCTCAGACCCTGGCCCATCTTCGGTGGGCATGGGCCTGCGATTGGCAGGTTTCTAGGAGACTTCAATGTCCAAAGCTCAAGCCATCGCCATCATTGAATCTGGCGATGCCCTCAACAAGGAAATCAAGGCCATCGGCATTGCCGGTGCCAAGCTGGATGACCGCATCCAGGCTGCCGGTCTGTCGGCCATCTGGCACTTCGGTGTGCGGACGAACGACAAGGGCGAACTCATCGGCGACGTGGGGTTCATCAACCGGCTCTACAAGTCCCTGGGTAAGGGTGTGCGCCATGTCGCCTTCACCGAGTGGGTGACCAAGTTCGGCGGTGTCACTGCCAACGAGGGTGCAGACAAGGCCGACAACCCGTTCAAGAAGGATGCCAACAAGGTTGTTGACCTTGACGGTGCCCGTGAGCTGCCCTGGTTTGAGTGCAAGCCTTCCAAGGCCCCGGATGAAGTCCTGGACTTCTACGCCGTGCTCATGAAGGCGCTGAACAAGAAGGCCAAGGAAGGTCAGACCGTCAAGCACGCCGCTTTGGCCGACAAGGTGCGCAAGCTGATCCAAGACGAGATGGCCGAAGAAACTCAGACGGAAGCCGAGGCCCGCGCCCTGGCCTCTGCTGGCGAAGAACCGCCGATGTGATCGGTAGCTGCTGAGCACTGAGCTTAGACCGTTGCACATAGAAACTGTGTGCTTCGGTCTGCGTTCTAGCAGACGCCGCGGCGAACAGCGGATAGAACACTCTGCCAGTGGAGAGGGCGACTGGTGTGTAATGGACAGTTAGTGATGACTTGGATTTAGGTTATGCCCGATACCGTGGCTTCGTAACGGATCGTGCTGGGACCAGTAGGTGCCTAGATGATGTGGGTGGACCTGCTGGGTCGTGACCCGATTGAATCCGAACAGGTTGCAGACAAACTTGCGTATGCCTGAGGTACAAACTTACACGGCACTTGTATGCTGTGTGCCCAACTGCCCGAGTACAGCGCACTCGCAGGGTTACGGCAGAGTAAGGGGCAAACTACCATGAAGGACGCTGGCTGACGTACTAGCCCGTGGGGAAGCAGCGATAGTGCTCGGATCTATTCCGTGAGTATAGACCTTAGGCCGAGTTGATCGCCGGCCCTAGGTGTGTGCTCAACCTGAAGGAGATGATGATGTGTGTCCACAAGCGTGAACCCAATCGCAAGATGAGCCAAGCCCACGACAAGATCAACAAGGAACGTGCTGCCGAGCGTCGTGGCGTGGTCACAGGTGCCGGTAAGGTGCTGCGTGAAGCACTGGCTGACTCGGGCCTGATCCGTCGCCGAGAAATCAAGCAAGCATCCTGACGAGGGTGGCTGCACCTAGCTAGGAGGTTCGAGCCTAGACCATCGCACGCAGGTCAGGGATTTAGACCCTGGTAAGATCACTTCCTGTGTGCCTTGGTCTGTGTTCGCCTAAGCCCTTGCCTATCCTTGGTCGGATGGGAACCGCATGGCGCGGATGGGAGTAAGCATGACCAGAGCATAGACCCTTGTCCTTCCTTTTATAGGTTAGGTCCTGGGTGTGTGTTCAGGAGGACAACATGGAGTTGACATTCAATAACTCAGCCCTTGTGGGTTCGTATGAACTCATGAGCCACTTTGTCGCACCTTTGGCTAAGGTGCTTGAGCGTAAGCAAAAACTGGTGCCGCATGAGCACAACGGTTACTCTGCGCTCACCTACTCTAAGCAAACCATGCACACGGCTTGCCTCAAAATCCGAGATAGGTTGGACGACCCTGTGTATGCAGAAGCAGATTGCATCGCAGTGACAGGCACGTCTGGCCTTAGTGTGGCCATGCTGCTGGTGCACGTTTACGAGGTGCGCCTGCCTATTCTGTACGTCCGTAAACCGACCGAACAGAGCCACGGACGAGACATCGAGCTGATTGCTGGTCGCGGCTACTTTGGTGACCGCCGCTTTGCTCAAGCAATCTTCGTTGACGATTGTTCGTGCAGCGGAAACACTAGGCGAAGGGTTGCCGACTCGCTTCTTCGTAAAGGCACTACTCTGCACGAAGATTCCATCTACTATGACTGGGGCTAATCCATGATCGAACAACGTATTCAAGCCCTATTCCGTGAGGCTGTCTTCAAGACTGCTGTGCAGGGTACCCGCTGCGGAATGGGCAACACCGATGATCCAGGTGGGTTCTACTGCCTGTACACCAACGCCGCAGGGCAGCATTGCGCCGTGGGGCATGCGCTTACACCAGAACTTCAGGAACTGGTAGGCGACAGCCTAGTTCGCGCCTCAGTGCTCATCGCAAAGTACCCAGGAGTTCAGCATCATCTCGGGGCTGACCTCACCAAAGAGTACGCCGACGACCCGCACCAGCGCATTTGGTCGAAGCTGCAAAGCATCCATGACGATCTTGTGGACGGCTGCCGCAAAGGCAGGGATTACAACCCCTACCATCGGCCTTTCGGTGTGTCTTGGTCGGCGTGGTTCTGGTACCGTGCTCGCTCGCTGAGTCAGCAGTTCGGCTTCGATATCGGCAACTACCCTCGTGCGGAGGTGCGCAATGCGCAAGCTGCGTAAGCATACACAGCTTCGGCTGCAACGGTTCTTGTGGTGTTTTCATGGGGTGTTCCCAGCACCTCGCCCGACACTACACCATAAGGTGCGTCGATGATCGAGCAAGAACTTCAAAGGATTCGTGACGATGAGCACGCAACCCAAGACGAACGTGACGCCGCAGAGCTTCTTCTCTCGGGTCAGAAGCCGGACCAGCATATTGCCAGCGTTCTTGCTGGCTGGTGTGCTCGCAACGCCTTCACTCAAAACCGTTACGGCAAGTAAGCTGGTGGCTGAGGCAGCTGCCGCACCCCTCAACCGAGAAGAACGCCGTGCCTTGGCACGAGCACAAAGGAAACGCAAATGAGCCTTCGGGACTGGTTGCCCAAGTGCAACGTCTACACCATCAACATCGGCCTCCATAACCGGCGACAGTCGATGTTCAGCCGCTCTCTCAATACCTGGGAGGTACACGCAAGGGCAATGCAGTGGGTGCGTGCGTTCATGCCACACGCCAACCATGCAGTGGTTGAGGGTAGCGAACCTACCCTGGTCATTCGCGGTGCCTTGATGTCGTGGCCATGGTCACCCAACAGCGACTCTGTGAAGTTGCACGCTCTGGCTGTGGGCCTGCATCAGGACTGCATCGCCGTCATGACCGACGACGGCTACGGCTTTCTCGTGGGGCCTGGTGCCCGTGAGTGGGGTCGCTTTGACTCTGCCTTCTTCTACCAGATGGACGAGGCTATCACCTTGTCCGCACTTGACCGACTCATCCGCTACTGTGAGGACGACATGAAAGAACAAGCCCAGATTCCCCGCAACTGTATGCGCCAAGCAATCGAAGGCCGGACCAAGAGCCCGGCGCCCAACCTGAGCCCGGCCACGGTTGACAGCGAAACAGTGAAGGTGGTGCGCGATGCCCCCGCACTCAGCTATAAGCCAGCGCATGGCGGCTACCCTGGTGTCGTGCGCTGAGTTCCCCAAAGCACTGGCTTTGCTGGTGCTTCTTGGGTTCTTGTTCATCCTCTTCTACCCAGATGAAAAACGTACAGAAGAGATCCTAACGGTGGCCTTAGGTGCATCCTCAACGTGTGGTGCCCTGAGCCTGACCCGTACCGACACCTCCGCCTGCCGCGTGGCTGGCGGCATGAGCGGTTCGTTGGTCCCTGGCTAATGAGGGAGGTACCATGAAGTAATACTACACCACCGGCTCCAACCATACACTCATGAATCAGCAGTGGGCACTGCTGCTTAACAGTGCCAACCCTCAATCAAACCTCAAAGGAAATCAAACATGGCCAAGTCCATCAAAGAAAAGCTCGCCGCTGCCCGTGCCCAACTGGAAGCCCTGCCCGCCATCATCGCCAACCTCGAAGCCGAGGCCGCTCGCGAATTCGATCCCGCTTCGCTGGTCGCCGGCGAGCGACTGGAAGTGAACTATGCCCGTGGTGACAAGACCAACGTCATCGTGGCCACCGTGCTGGGTGTCAAGGTGCCCGAAGGCAAGGGCTCGACCTTCATCCGTTGCTCGGTTGGCGAGGGCGTGGACATGGATGTCATCTCGGTGGTGCCGTCGCAAGTCCTGCGCCGCCTGGACGTGCAGCCCACCGAAGCTGAAGACCCGCTGGCTCAGGCCGAGTAATCAGCAGTGCCCGCCACTGCTAGGTAACTGTCGCGCTCCCTGTGGCGGGCGCTAACTGATTGGAGATGTATGGCCCTGGAACGTAGTTCGTGGATAGGATTGATCGACCAAGTACCCGACGGTGCGAAGCGAAGGTTCAACCACAACTGCGGGCCAGGGCGTACACTCCTTGTCACGCAGGAAGCTGGTAAGTACCAAGCATTCTGCTTTCGTTGTGCTGAAGGAGATGGTTATGTCAGACAGAGAACTCTTGCTGAACTCGCGGCCTGCCTACGACAGCGTCAGCAGGGCGATGTACTATGCAGCGGCGTATCAAGCAAGCCCGAGCCAGCTACTTACAATGTGGATGCGTGGCCACAAGAAGGAAGACTGTGGTTCTACAGAGCAGGGCTTAGTCGAGCAGACATCGGACGCTTGGGTGCATACTATCATGAGCCTAGCGGACGCATCGTGCTGCCGATCCCTGGTCGTGATGGTCATGCTGGTTGGTGGCAAGCCCGTGCCCTTACGCCCGGGCAGGTACCCAAATACCTGGGACCACAAGACGCCGACCGTTCTAGGGTGTGCCCTCGTTATGGAAAGGGCAGCAGGATTGTCCTTACCGAAGACATCCTAAGCGCCTACAAAGTAGGCAAAGCAGAAGCCGACGCCGAGGGGTGGTGCATGATGGGAACATCACTGCAACCCTGGGTGCTCGCACAAATTCTCAAGCGCCGTTGTCCTGTGTCTGTGTGGCTTGACCCGGACCCAGCAGGGCAGCGCGCTGCAAGCAAAGTAATGCGGGAGCTGAGGCTGTATGGCCTTAATCCTACTAACATCGTGTCTGAACGTGACCCTAAGCGGCACACCTACCAGGAGATTAGAGAGTATGTCCAAAGTTGACCAACAGTCCACCGTCATGTGCGTGCGCATCACCGAGCCTGCCTTTGCCCAGGTTGGGTGCAGCCTCGACGAAGTGCAAAAACGGGTGCGGCGCAAGGCTACGCGCATGTTTGCAGACAAGCTGTTTGAAGAGGGTCAAGTGGTAGTCCAGTCTATGGGCCATCAGTTCTTTGGTTGCGCTGACGTCACCTACGACGTTGAGCTGGCCCTTGTGCCTGTGGCTGAGCACAAGAAGCAAGTGACGCTGCTGCAGGCTGAGCTGGACCGCGCCAAGATCCGGGCCACCATGCTTGAGACACAGCTCAAGATGGCCAACGGGATCATCAAAGACATTAAGAAGGTGCTGGCATGAGCAAGACACACGACCAGATCCGCGAACACCTTCAGATGCACCCATCTTTTGGTGTAACCTTGACGGAGATTGCGTGGTACCTGCGTAACCAGCACGGCAACACCGTCACCACACCCACCATCTCTGCCCGAATCCGTGACCTGCGCAAAGAGAAGTACGGCAAGCACAACGTCGTGCGCAAGAAGGTGGGCAGACTGCAATACTACAGCATCCCTAAGGAATCCGATGAGCCTTGACATCAGCGCCCTGCGTGTGCTCAAGTACCGTGACAGGTGGGAGCGCATCGCCCCGAGCGTACCACAGAAGGCGCTCGACGCAAAGACCATCATCGTGATGAAGGACTTTGGTAAGTTCTTCCGTGAGTTCCCCGACCTGCAACGCATCGACTTCGATAAGTTCAAGACGATGTTCCGACTGTGGCATCCGCAGTTGAAGGAGGACACGCTCAGCATCTACGACCAGTGGTTCCGCGAGGTGCAGGAGGACGAGCCGGAAAGCTCGGAGCGTACCTTGATGCGCCGTCTGATGGAGGCAGCTACTGCCTTCGACATGGCCAACCTCATCTCCAAGTACAACGACGGGGAAGAGGTTGACCTGCGGGCTGGGCTCACTGCATTCCTCGACAGCTACGACACACTGGTCGGACGTGTGCTCAAGTCCCCTCAAGTCCTCGACCCCATCGAGGAACTACTCAAGGAGGAAGAGAACCACTTCGGCCTGCAGTTCCGGTGGCCCTGCTTGCAGCGCACCATGCGCCCGCTGCGTGACGGTGACTTCCTTATCCTGGCAGGTCGGCCAGACAAGGGTAAGACCACGGCACTCACCGACAACCTCACGTTCATGGCTGCGCAGATCGACACCCTCTGGCCGGGTGAGAAGCGCAGCATCCTGTGGTTCAACAACGAAGGGCCGGGCAAGCGGATCGTTACCCGTTGCTTTCAGTCTGCACTGAACGCAACTAACGAAGACCTCGTGCGGTTCAACCAAGAAGGCACGATCCGCAAGCGTTACATCGACGCCTTGGGTGGGCGAGGTGGTGCCCTCCGCGTCTTCGATGTCCACGATATGTGGAATCACGAGATCGAAGACATCATCCGGCAACACAACCCTGCCCTGCTCGTGTTCGACATGCTCGACAACGTGCGCTTCGGCGGGGACATCGGAAACGGTGGGCAACGAACGGACCAGATCCTCGAAGCAATGTATCAGTGGGGTCGTGTGCGTGGGGTGAAGTACGGTTGCCCCGTCATCGCCACCAGCCAGATCAGCGCAGACGGCGACGGTCTGCAGTACCCTACCCTGTCAATGCTGAAGGACAGCAAGACTGGCAAGCAGGGTGCGTGCGACGCCATCGTTACCATTGGCGCAGTGAACGACATGGCCCTTGAGCGCAGCAGGTACATCGGCTGCACCAAGAACAAGCTCCAGATCACGGGGCAACCTAAGTCACCACAGCAAGAGATGCTGTTCGACGGGGCGCGAGGTCGCTATGTCGAACCGGCATGACCCGCCGTTATCAGAGTATATCTGGTATCACAACATCAAGTACCGACACACACTAAAGGCCAGTGTGTACAGGGAACAAGACAAGGAAGCAGATCGTGAACGCAACGCAAGAAATCAACGGGAAACTTTACGAACGGGTGCCCAACGTAAGGGGCTGTGAGGGTTGTGCTTTCCGCGCAACCAAGTACGACCCGTGCGGTTTGCTGGGCAGCGAGATCAGCTGCACCAGCCCCCATTGGGTGGTCTTTGTGGAGGTGGGTGCTAAGGTCAAGCCAGGGCCAGACGAACAGTGCGGGGTGGGTAATGGTTGAACTTGAGCCTGGTGTGTGGGTACAAGCGTCCCATGTGTCTGTTGTTCGGTCTTTCCCAAGCCAAACACAGGTGGTGTTGAAGAGTGGGTGGGCAGTGACTCTTAACAACCAGACGCCTGAGCAGGTATTGCGCAAGCTAGGTCTGGTGACTCAGTGGGCCCACCCTCCTGGCCAGGTCCACGGGGTCCATGCCATCATCATGGATGACCACGACACAGAAGGAGAGCTGACTCTCCGCAACTATGCCTGAGGTCCGTATGAAACATATCCAAGAAGCCCTTGTGTGGGCGCTGATGATCGCCGTGTTCACCCTGGTGTCTTCGCTGGTAATCACCAGCAGGTGCCAGGCACAAACCACTGTCGGTGCGCACATCGGTACGTACCACGTTGACCGCAAGGCTGGCTATGACGAGTTCAACCCAGGGTTGTACGTCAAGCACGACATCTATACAGCCGGTGTGTACCACAATAGCGAGGGCGGCACGAGCTACTACGCTGGGTTCACCCACGAGTGGCAGTATGTCGGCGTCACCTGGGGCCTGATCGGTGGGTACAAGCGCGGCACAATGCCGATGATCGTACCCCACGTCAAGCTGGGTAGCGGGTTCCGGCTTGCCTTCCTCCCACCCATCCCTGGTGCGGACAACAACACCGCAGGTATCCACCTGATGAAGGACTTCTGATGATGGATCAGTTCATCGTGTCTACTCATGGTGCTGTGCGGTACCTCTGCCTAGAAGACTTAGGCTGGCCATGCAAGGCGTGGCTGGTTATCAAAAGGTTGTCATGAGCTTCGCAACTCTGGACGTTGAGTCCACCATCACAACCAGCCGCAAACGTAAAGGTAATCCTTTCGACAAACGCAACTACGTTGTGGCGGCTGGTATTCAATACCAGAACGAGAAGGCCAAGGCTTGGTACTTCGGACGGCAAGGTCCGCCCAAGGGCTGGCTCAAGCCCTACCTCACAGGCAAGATCGTAGTTGGGCACAACATCAAATACGACCTGCACCACGCGCTGAACGACAACGAGAACCTCCTGCTGTGGATGGACTACGTTGCCAAGGGTGGTTTGATCTGGGACACCCAGCTTGCTGAGTACCTCCTTGAGGGGATGACTCAGGAGAACCATTACCTCAGCCTAGAGGATGTGTCTCTTCGGTACGGTGGCGACTACAAGGTTGACGAGGTCAAGGCACTGTGGGAAGCGGGCGTGGACACGCCGGACATCGAGCCTGAGCTGTTGCTCCGGTACCTGATCGGCGGCAACGACGAGACCGGCACGTTCAAGGAAGGCGACATCGGCAACACGACCAAGGTATTCCTTGGCCAGCTTGCCCGAGCCCGAGCAGCAGGTCAGCTGAACAGCATCTTGCTGAACATGGGTTCCCTCATCTGTACGGTTGAGATGGAACGCAACGGGATGTTCGTTGAGCAAGTGCTGGCCCTTGATCTTGCTAAGGATCTTGAGAAGAAGATCGGCGAGCTGGCTGCTGCCATGCAGCAGTTCATTCCCGAGGACATCCCGTTCCCCTTCAAGTGGTCAAGCTCGCGGCAAAAGTCAGCCCTGCTGTTTGGTGGGTCGGTCAAGTACCCGCGTCGTGAATACAAGCTCAAGACAGGTGAGTACGTATTCGAGGATCGCTTCCCACTTCAGGCTTGTGGTAAGCTACGTAAGCAAGACGTGACATACCCAGGGCAGCACTTCCCCGCCGATGCCTTTGAGTACACTCAAAAAGAGGAAGAGCACTACGTCATGATGGGTGGCGGAACGGTGGCCAAAGAACTGGCTAACGAGTCGCACATCCCACGCATCGAGTGCTACAAGTCTGGTAAGAACGCCGGTGCACCCAAGACCAAGAAGGTCAAGGTCAACGACTACACAAAGCCGAAGTCCCGCATGGGCGAGGACTGGTACACTTTCAAGGGCTACACCCAGCCTAAGAAAGCATGGGAGTCCGAGGCTACCCCTGGTGTGTACAGCACCAGCAGCGAGGTCATCGAAGAGCTGGGCACCAGAAACATCCCGTTCCTCAAAGCACTAGCAGAGTTCTCGTCACTCACCAAAGACCTCGGCACGTACTACATAACGTACGACGAGAAGGGTGAGGCGAAGGGTATGCTGTCCCTGCTGGATGAACTGTCGATCATCCACCACAAGATCAACCACACGTCGGTGGTTACGGGTCGGTTCTCATCCAGTGACCCTAACCTGCAGAACATCCCTAAGGGCAACAAGTCCGATATCAAGTCGGTCTTCATGTCACGGTTTGGCAGGTACATCGTCGATGACTTTGGTAATCTGGTGTATGTGTCTGCCGGCAAGATCATTCAGTCTGACTTCACGGCTCTGGAAATCTACATCCAAGCTCTGCTCACCAAGTGCAAGCAACTCATCATCGACCTGAAGGCCGGCCTTGACATGCACTGCGTGCGTCTGGCTACCAAGGAGAAGATGGACTACGCCGAGGTGGTCAAGCTGGCTAAGGGCTTTGACCTAGATGGGGTGTGGCACGACGCAGTCAAGGAGTGGGACTACAAGCGTACTGCGGCTAAGACCTTCTCCTTCCAGCGTGCTTATGGCGCTGGTGCTCAGAAGATCGCTGACTCGACTGGCCTACCAATCGAGGAGGTAGAGGCACTGATCGAGGCGGACAACCTGCGTTACCCAGAGATCGAGCCCTTCTTCGAGGGGCTGGCGCAAGACCTGAAGCTGAGCCGCAAGCCGTGGCGCAGCTGTGTACCGCACCCTGACATCCCCGGTGTGATCTGCAACCTGGGTCGTGGGTTCTACCGCACGCCTGACCAGAAGCTGTACGCCTACACGGAGCACCCTGCCCCAGAGTTCGTGGTCAACCACAAGAACCCTGCCCGCAGGGCTAACCAGTCCTTCTCACCTACCGAGATCAAGAACTACATTGTTCAGGGTGAGGGGGGTGAGTGGGCCAAGGCGGCTATGTGGTTGGCTGTGCGTTCCTTCTACTTCTATCAGAACTTCCAGCATCGTGCCTTGCTGGTCAACCAGGTGCACGACGCCCTCTATGCGGACGCCCAAGATGACGCAGCATTTGAGTCGGCCTGCTTGCTGCACGCTTGCATGGAAGCTGCCTCTGACTTCATGGAATGGAAGTTCAACTGGAAGGTTGAAGTACCTGTTCCATCTGACACGACCTGGGGTCGCAGCATGATGGAAGAAGAAAAGATCCCCGGCCTCAAGGCCCGTGCTGCCGAGTACCGTAGCTGGCTCCGCACCACGTTCATGTCCGGCTACGTCCCCTCATTCGCAAAATGAACTTCATCGAAGCCCTCTTTAAGATCAGCTGGGAAGCTCTGCGTGGTGGCGTGTGGCACGACCGTGTCATGGTGCTTGCCTTGTGGTTGCCCACCCTGACCGCCGCCCTCGTCAACCTGTCCAAGGTTCCGGCTGACGCCGCAGTCAAGCTCGACCTGCTGCTTACCTTCATCTCCCAATTCACCCAACCTCTGAGCATCTAACTATGGCACTCGACCTCAACGCACTCGCCGCCGCCGCCGCCCAAACGGGCATGGCTGACATGACACAAGCCGTCAAGGGTGGTGGTTCTGAACCCCCTGCCGAGGGCAGCGGCACTGCCGTCTTCGTTGGCTACATCGAGATCGGCAAACACAAGCGCAAGATCAAGGGCGCAGACAAAACCGTGGATGAGGCCATCCTGCGCTTCGAGCTGACTGGCCCCCTCTGGCCAGCCCGCGAAGTCGATGGCGTCAAGATCCCGCACATCATCGACATCAAGCTCACACGCAGCTTGAATGACAAAGCCAAGCTGTTCAAGCTGTTCACTCGCATGAACTACGAAGGCAAGGCTACTCACATCACGCATCTGCTGACCCAGACCTACAAGGTTACTGTGCGCCACCGTGAAGCCAAGATCGGCGACAAGGTCATGAAGTTCCCCGAGCTGACGGACAAGGAAGGTAACTTCACCATCCTCCCGCCGCGTGTGGAAATCTTCAACGAAGACACGGGTGAGACTTCGTTCAAGAACATGAAGGTCAACCCCTACATCACGCCGTTCCATGCCCTGTTGTGGGATAACCCTGACCTGGATCAGTGGAAGTCCATCTTCATCGAGGGCAAGTGGCCTGACGAGAAGAACGACGACGGCTCGGTCAAGAAGGAAGGCAAGTCGAAGAACAAGTACCAGCAGCTCATCGCGTCTGCTGTCAACTTCGACGGAAGCAAGGTGCAACAGCTTATCATCGGCAACGGTATCGAGCTGGACATCCCCGCCCCCGGCGAAGACTTCCACGAAGACGATGACCAGGGTGAAGGCGAGCAGGCCACCAACGCCAAGCCCAGCGCAATCGAGACTGCGGCTGGTGACGACGCCCTGGCCGACGTGGGGGCGTAACTATGGCCCTGACCCTGACCTCTCTGGCCGCTGCCGCCTCTTCGGTTGCTCAGCAAGCAGTACCTGTTATTGCCGGTAATCGGGTTCTCCTGGTTGACGGCGATGCCTTGTGCTACTACTGCGCAGGCAACGAAAACACCAGTGTCGGCGAAGCTCGGAACAACGTGACTAGCTTCATCAAGCAGGCCACTACCCGGTCAGGTGCAAAGACTGCTGTGATCTTGGTCACTGGCGATGGCTCACACAAAGGCCATCGCTACTCCGTTGCCCGTGCCAAGCCCTACCAGGGCCACCGCACGGGTAGCCACCGGCCCAAGAATTGGCAGGCTTTGCGTGACCTGATCCAAACGGGTGCGTTCAACAGCCCCACGGTTACCACCAACATCACCACTTACTGTGAGGCCGACGACCTCTTCTCGTACCTCGCCAACGAGGCACCTGATGAGTACGTCATCTTTACGCAGGACAAAGACCTGCGCGTGGTGCCCGGCTGGCACTTGACCTGGCCTGACATGATGCTGCACTTCGTCCCACCTGGTACCTGGCAGCTGACCATGCACGACAAGGTGTACGGTACCAAGTGGTTCTGGCTGCAGATGCTGCATGGAGACACTGCCGACAACATCCCCGGCCTGCCTGGGTACTACGACGGCGTTACCAAGAGCGGCCCGAACAAGGGGCAACCTAAGCTGGTGAAGGTCGGAGAAGTAGGCGCCGCGAATATCCTGGCGGGTGTTCATCCTGACGCGGTGTTCCGCATCGTGGAGGATCTGTACAAGAACTACTACGGGCCCAACGCGCAGGTTGCCATGCTAGAGCAAGGCATCCTCTTGTGGATGCGCAAGAGCCCGGGCGATGTGTTCGACGTTGCTGCCCCAGGTAACCCACTATACCCAATGACCAGTCACCCTGACTGGCAGAAGTTCAAGGACACAATCAATGAGCGCATCCTTCGCGCCACGCAGACTCAAGACGACGGAAGTCAAGACAGTGCGGGAGCAGATGCTCTTGCAACAGGCTTGCCGGTGCGCGATCTGCAAGCTACCAGTGACCCAGAGCGAAGCAGTGCTGGATCACGACCACTCGACGGGAGCAGTACGAGCAGTGCTGCACCGGGGGTGCAACGCCCTCCTTGGGAAGATTGAGAACAACTACCGACGCTACGGTGTCAAGTCGCTCTCAGCCTTTGCCAACGGTGTGGCTCAGTACCTTCAGGTACACATCGACAACCGCACCGGGCTGCTGCACCCGACGCACAAGACAGAGGATGAGAAACGTGAAACGAGGAACAAGAAAGCCAGGGCTGCCCGCCTTCGCGCTAAAAAGGACAGTCCCGCGTAAGCTGTTCCTCGACATCGAGACAGCCCCGCTTGAGGTGTACGTGTGGGCCTTGTGGAAACAGAACGTCGGCTTGGCTCAGATCACGCACGACTTCACCATCCTCAGCTTCTCAGCATCTTGGGAGGGTGAGGATAAGGTCCACCACTTCAACACTGGTGGCAAGGGTAAAGCCAAGGTGCGGGATGACCGCTACCTGTGCGAGGTGCTTTGGCATCTGCTTGACCATGCCGACATCGTTGTGGTGCAGAACGGTAAGAAGTTCGACATCCCCAAGATCAACGCCCGTATGCTGGACTACAGCATGCCGCCATACTCGCCCATCAAGATCGTGGACACGATGCTCATTGCGAAGAAGCACTTCGGCTTCACCAGCAATAAGCTCCAGTACATGACCGAGAAGTATTGCGAGACGAAGAAGAGGAAGCACGAGAAGTTTCCCGGCTTCGAGCTTTGGGTTGAGATGCTGAAGGATAATCCCGAGGCATGGGCTGAGTGTAAACTCTACAACGACGACGACGTGTTGTCGATGAAGGAGCTTTATTACAAGATCAGCCCGTGGATGGAAGGCCACCCCAACGTTGCCGCTTATAGCGACAGCGAGAAGACTCAGTGTCCCAAGTGTGGTAGTCACCTTGTTGATAAACGGGGCTTCTCTTACACACAGACAGGTAAGTACCAACGGTACCAATGCCGGTCCTGTGGTGGCTGGTCCCGTTCTCGATACACCCTCAACACATTGGGCAAGCGCAAGGCGCTACTGTCCAACTAACAATAGCACAGGTAGCTTCGGCTATCTGTGCGTTTTGGAGAGCCTATGACTTTGTTCAAACCTGGAGATAAAGTCCAACGACACTATGCAGCTATGTGTTCTGGTGGTTGGGCTTGGGGCCACGCTGTGCTCACAGTACACAGCTGCAAGGTTGGTGCCATTACCTTCAAAGAAGACCCAAATAAGGTGGCGTGGGACCCAGAATTTTTCGAGCACTATAGCTCCCCCACCTCTGTTCCTGGCCGCAAGGACGACAGTGGTAAGCTGGACATGACGTTGCTCGACGACATGCCCCGGGCAATGGCCGCCCTGGTTGAGGTCATGCAGTGGGCGATCACTGACAAGAAGCCTACGCCATACGTCCGAGGCTCGTGGTTGGGTGTTCACGCTGACCGCTACCGTGCAGCTATCTTGCGTCACAACCGTGACGCAGGGCAGCAAGCAAGCACCAGCAATCAACCGACCCGCTTTGAGCGAGACAAAGAAACCAACCTGCTGCATCTGGCGCATCAAGCGTGCTCTGCCATGATGGCCCTAGAGAACACGCTGCGAGAAATCGAGAAGCAAGGCAATGCTAATGTCTGACATCAACCCACTCACCATGCATCCGCAAACAACACAGCTTGCCCTGTCCCTGTTTGCTAAGCGGTGCTACCCGGACTACAGCGACGTGATCGAACAGAACATCGCTGGCCAGTTTGCCCACTACGTTGATGAGCACAAGGCCGACCTGTACGCCTTGCTAGAAGAGAGCATCGACGCAACTATGACGTTGGGGCAGATCACCGTGGCCTGTGACAAGGCTTTGTGGAAATCTACCAACCACTTTGGTGGAGTGATCTGATGGGCTACTTCATCCAGAAAGCAATCGAACTTGACGAAGTCAACCGCAAGAAAGTACCGCTCACAACGCTTGCGGACTACACGCTCATGGCTAAGTATGACGGCTGCCATGGCCTCGTTACCTTCTATGGTGCCGACCTCGTCGAGTGCCGTACTGGCTCAGGAGATCCCTGGCTGTCTGTTCATGACGGAATCCTCAACCCGTTGTTCGACCGATGGGTTGAGATTGGGCGACCCGGCCCTTACTTTACATTTGCTGGCGAGGCTTGGATACCTGACACGGAGCACGCCGCCATCAACGGAACTTTCCGACGACAATCTAAACAGCCTGATCTTAGATTCGTTCAGTTCGACACCATCCAGCACGACGTCAAGGATGTGCTCGCTGACGAGCGCACGTTCTTTGAGCGATGGACACGCGCCTCCAATGCCGGAAGTTCTGTGCTCTTGGCTGCCGAGTGGCCATCTACAACCATTGACGATGCACATACCACGGCACGTTGTCTTAAAGCAGGAGCTTCAGCTTATGACGGCTGCGTGCTAGTCCACAAGCACAAGCCCTACAAGCCGGGTCGATGCCGCGATGGTGAGAAGATCAAGGTTAAGCCTGCCCTGGAGTTCGACCTGCGCGTCATTCGGTTCAACCCGGCTAACGGGGAGAAGACCGGCAAGATCACTGGCAGCATCACAGTTGACTTTGAGGGTAAGGAGTTGGACGTGGCTGTGCTACGAGAAGACGACCTCGAAGAACTTCATGCAGACAACAACGCATGGAGCGGACGCATCGTTGCCGTTGAGGCGATGGCACGTAGCTCCAAGGGCCTACTGCGTGAGCCTCGCTTGAAGGGTGGGCCACGCATCGACAAGACATAAGCATGACACTACTGACTCAGATTGAAGTTGAAGAACAGATGTACCAGGGTGGTATCACCCGTGCGCAAGCATCCATGCAGGCCAACGAGGCCAGAGGTGCGGCTGACCAGAACGCCTACGCCAAGGCAGTCTACCGTGACTGGATTGACCCGGTCGCTACTGAGATTGCCCTCGACGTGGGAGAACGCTCGAACAAGCCGGGGCAGCGCATGGCCTACACTACCCTGCTTCGACCGCTCAACGCTGAGGCAGTAGCCCTTATTGCTTTGCGGCAGGCGCTTACTTTCTGCATGGCCATGAACGAGGACAACCGGCACCACCGCGCTTTGTCGAACGCCCTCGGAGCTGCGGTGCACTCTGAGCTGGTGTTGACTCAGATCGACAGCTTAGAGCCTGACCTGTTCATGACCATTGCCCGAGACCTGGGCCGTCGGCGCAGCAAGAATCTGCGCCACAAGATGGCAGTCTTCAGGAACCAAGCGTCTGCCCACCAAATCGAGTTGACAGAGTGGCCAGTAGGGGCGCGTGACCAAGTCGGCATGTATCTGCTCGGCGTGTTAGAACGATGCGGAGTGCTCGACATCGGTGAAACTTACCGACAGGGTTACAAACACGCCTATCGTCCGGTCAATCTGTCAACCGACCTTCTGCAGAAGATCGAGCAAATCAAGGGCTTCGTGAGTATTACCTCACCTGTATACGGCCCTTGTGTGGAGCCCCCTTTGGATTGGGAGACCCCGGTTGGGGGTGGCTTCCACACTGCTCGTCTTCGCCGTGCCTTGCCTGTAGTGGTGCGCTGCCACCCTAATAGCCGCGACCTATACACCCAAGGGTGGAACCCGCCCAGATTCCTGGCCGCTGTGAACAACATGCAGCGTACCAGCTGGCAGGTGAACAAGCAGGTGCTCGACACCATCTTAGCTGTAGCAGAGGACGGCAACGTGGGTGAGATCGTATCCATTGCCGAAGAACCCAAGCCTGCCCTACCCTCGTGGCTAACTCCTGACATGAAGAAGGAGACCATGACGGAGGTGCAGCTGGAGTCCTTCCTTTCTTGGAAGCGCAGCGTGGCCGAGTGGCACACGAAGATGAAGCTCTTGCGTAGTAAGTTCGGGCGATTCTACGCAGCATCCCGTGCAGCCCAGATGTTCCGCGACTACCCTAACCTGTACTTTGTGTACTTCGCTGACAGCCGTGGTCGGCTGTACCCGTTGACCTACGGGGTAAACCCACAAGGCAGCGACCTGCAGAAGGCACTACTTCGCTTCTCTGTAGGCAAGGCGCTTACCACACCAGAGGCTGTGCTGTGGTTCCACGTTCTTGGTGCTAACAAGTTCGGCTTCGATAAGGCTTCTCTACAAGACCGCATGGCCTGGGTGATTGAGCGTAAAGAGCAGCTTGTCGCCATTGCCGAAGACCCACTGAATAACCGTGGGTGGCTCGACGCAGACTGCCCGCTGCAATTCCTGGCGTGGTGCTTCGAGTACAAGGGGTGGCTTGACGATCCCCTGAACTTCAAGAGCCACCTACCCGTCGGGTTGGACGGTTCGTGCAACGGCCTGCAACACTTGTCGGCCATGACCCGCGACCCCATCGGCGGCGCGGCGACGAACCTGATTCCGGCCGCGACCATGAACGACATTTACAGGCAGGTCGCCGAGGCCGCCACAACGCGCATGGCGGCGTTTTCTTACCTGGGTGAAGGGGCTGATGAGGACGCGCAGAAAAAAGAGGCTGTGCGCCTTAAATGGCTGGCCCACGGCGTCAGCCGGTCAGCCGTTAAACGCAGCGTGATGACTACCCCGTATGGAGTGACGAAGCGCAGCGCCACCACCTACGTCATTAGTGATTACCTGGAGGCGGGCAATGCCCCTTGCTTCACCAAGGAGGAATACTACACCGCAGCATCGGTGCTCATGGATCACGCATGGCCAGCTATCGGTGACGTGGTTGTGCGGGGGCGACACGTCCTTGATTGGCTGCGACGAGCGGCCACGATCATGACGGGCAAGCTAGGTGAAGAGAAGGTGCTGTGGTGGCGGACACCGTCCGGTTTTGTCGCCAGCCAGTCCCACTTCGAGCTGGAGTTCCGCCGCATCACGACTAGGTTGTACGGTGTGGAGAAGATCCGGGTGCCTGTAGAGTCAGACCTGATCGACATTGCGGGACACAAGGCGGGACTTCCTCCTAACTTCATCCATAGTCTGGACGCGGCCCACCTTCACGTGGTAGCCGCTGCCGCACCTGAGCAAGGTATCAGCCACCTTGCCATGATTCACGACGACTACGGCACCCATGCAGCCGATGCCGACAAACTATACACGCTCATCCGAGAAAAGTTTGTCTGGCTGTACGAAAACTTCGACCCGCTGTGCGACTTGCAGGAGCAGTACAATCTGCCAAAGCCGCCTGACAAGGGTGGCCTCGACATCTCAGTGGTTCGCAACAGCGAATTTTTCTTCTCTTAAACGAGTACCTGTAATCACAGGGCGATGACATGGAAGCAGAACCTCAAACCACCCAAGTAGTGGTCTTTCAAAGAGACCAGTACAAGAAGCTGGAAGCACAGCTACCAGCACCCATCCCATCAGGACAGACCACAGACATCCAAGCAGGATTCCTCCTGGGAGTCCAGCATGTTCTGAAGATGTTGAGAGAAGGATTCACCATCACATGAGAGCAGTAATCAACTCAGACATCCCACTAATCATGGAGAAGCTCAAGGAGCTGAAGGGATACTCTACAGCCCCACACGTTCAGTACGCTGACGAGATGGAAGCAGAGCTGCACCTGAGGAATGTCGTGCATGAGAATGGACACACTACCCAGATCACGGATAACTGCCGAGCTGTCCTAGTAGATGGGTTCTTCATCATGTATCAGGTGGCTCCTATGTGGTGCACCAAGGTCTCGTTCCTTCTGGAGGAGATGGTGATTCGTGTAGAGGGTAACAAGTCCGCTGCCATCGTTCCACAAGTGCTCAAGCAACTGCAAGAGCGTTTCAACTGTGTTGCTTTCTTCGGAGGCGACAGCCAAGGTGACTACATGGGCAAGCACTATCGTGCCGCTGGCTGTGTGCACTCTGGTACTCTTTACATCGGAGGTCATAATGGGAGCAGTCCGCAAATGGACGGGTCAGAAGGGGGCAGTTGAGCGACAGAAGCGCGCACTGACCCAGCAAGAACAAGCCGCTCGTGATGCGGAGGCACGACAAACGTCGGCCATGAATTCCAGCATTCAGCAAGCCGCACGCAACATGGCAGCACAGCAGGAGCGAGAGGCTGCCCAAGCTGCGGCTAGCCAGGAACTCAACAAGCCGCTTGCTGCAGCCGATGTGCGTCTGGGTGACGCAGGCATGAACGTGATTGAAGCGGTGCGCAGCCGACGCAAGAAGTTCAGCGCCGGGTATTCCTCTGGGGTCAACATCTAATGCGGGCAAACACAGCTAAACAAGCGTGGCTAGTGCAGGACGGCAAACGGCAGGGCTTGCTCAGCAAGGTCGAGCTGTGCTGTAAACTGACGCTGCCTCGCCTTTGGTACGACGAGGGCGAGGAAGATAGCTACGCAGTGAGCACCCTCGACTTCCAATCGTTGGGTGCTCTGTGCGTAAGCCACATGAGCAATAGAACCATCCTCACGATGTTTCCTCCTAGCCGTGGCTTCTTTCGCATGGAGGCTCCGGCAGACGTGGCCAACCTCGCCAGGGAGCTTGGGTTCAGCGAGCCAGACCTAGCTAAGGAGATGTCCTCGGTAGAGCAAAAGGCGTTCCGGCATCTGGAGAACTCTTTGCAACGCCCGAAGCTGACACGGATGGCCGAGCTGCTCATTGCCACAGGGAACTGCCTGGTAGTTGAGGAAGATGCTCGCCAGCTGCGCGTGATGTCCCTCAGGTACTACTGCGTGCAGCGAACAAGGAAGGGTGGCCTCAAGTCCCTCATCATCCGCGAGAAGCTGCTGTTCGACGAGCTAGATGACAAGCTGCAAGCTCTGCTCTCGGGCAGGTTCCAAGCTGACCAGACGGTCGATTACTACACGTGGGTTGTGCGGCAACCCGGGGGTAGCTTTATTGAGACTGTGTGGGTTAACGACATCTTGCTGCCGAACAACTACGGTAGTCGGTACGCAAAGGAAGAAGACCTCCCCTATCATGTGTTGACGTGGTCCCTCGCGGATAACAAGAACTATGGTACGGGTCTGGTAGAGGACTACATCCGCGACTTCGCTGCGCTGTCGGCTGTGTCTCAGGCTGTCACCGAAGGCTCGGTTGCCTGTGCGCAGAACCGCATCCTTGTGGACCCGGGCAGCACGACTAAGCCGGACGACTTCAACACGTCAAGCAACAACCAAGCTATCCCGGGCACACCAGAAACCATCAACAACGTCATGCTAGGTAATCCTGCTGGCGTGCAGGTTTCGATGAGCCACGAGGAAAAGATTGATCGACGTCTTCGACAAGCGTTCATGCTGACGTCCGGGATCATCCGTCAAGCAGAGCGGCTTACTGCCTTCGAGATCCGCAAGATGGCAGAAGAGATGGACATTCAGCACGGTGGTAGCTACTCGGCCCTGAGTGGCACAGTCCAACCCTGGATGGCCAAGTGGTGTCTGCGCGGGGCGAAGGTTCCTAAGCAGTTCATCAACAACGACGGCATTAGCTTGGTTACGGGTACCGATGCGCTGTCTCGTAACGCCGACGTGGACAACATGCGCATGGCGATGGAAGACCTTGGGGCGGCTCAAGCTATCCCAGAGGAAGTCCGCGCAGAAATCTCTTGGCCCCGACTTATCGCCTTCGTAGGCGCAGGGCGGCAGACACCTCTCGGGGACATGCTGCTTACTGACGCAGAGAAGCAGCAACGGCAGACCCAACAGACTAACCAGGAAGCCGCCACCACATACGCAACCACTGCGGCACAAGCTGCAGCAACACCTCAATAAAGATGTCCGAAGCAAATCAAAACACCAACCAGACGCAGCAGGTTAACCAGCAAGGTACTAACCAACAGACCAATCAGCAGGTCAATCAGCAAACCAAGCAGACAGTCGCCGGTCAGTTGCTGCCTGATGAGCAACAGCTGAATGGTACGTCCAGCAACCAGCTTGGTGATAAGAAGGAAGACGAAACCAAAGAGATCAAGTTCGAACCCACGGGTGACGCCGGCCTCGATCTTACTCTGAGCTTCCTGGGCAAGCTGGGCTTTGACATCGACCATCCGGCGATGGTGGCAGCAGGCGGCGGTGACTTCGGCCTGCTCAAGGCCGAGTTGGCACTGCTGGGTGACAAGGCCCGAGGTTGGGAGCAGGTGCTCGCTGTCGGCGAGGCTGCATACTTGAAGAAGGATACCGAGTTCAAGGCCCGCCAAGCGGAAGATGTGAAGAAGATTCACGAGGCCGCCGGTGGTGAGGAACAGTGGAAGCAAATCAAAGAGTGGGCAGGGAAGAACGCAGAGCCCGATGAGCGAACCCAGATCAACGCCGCCCTTTCGCAAGGTGGTATGGTGGCTCAGGCTATGGCCGCTTTCTTGGCCGGTCAGTTCGCCTCCGCGACGAACGTCACGGTGCGTGGCGCCCCGGCTGTCAAGGACGGTGCAGGTACAGTCACGGCAGGTAACAGCGCGCTCAGTCCCGCCGACTATCAGAAGGGCATCAACGAGCTGAAGAAGCAGTACGGCATGCACTTCACCAACACCACCGAGTACCAGGAACTGCAAGCCCGCCGCCGACAGTGGCGCGGTTGATTAGGTACCTTTAATCACAGACAACCCTAACGGCAAGGAACAACAATGCCCATCATCTCGACTACCCCGGTTCGCCCGGGTCAGAACGGCGGCACCGGCGCGGTCGATGCCCTGCACATCGAAGAGTTCACCAACGAACTTCACGGTACCATTGACCGCAAATCGGTCCTCGCACCCTGGGTGCCCACCCGCTCCGTGCAAGGTACCTCCGTGCTGCAAAGCTACGCAGTTGGTGAGACTTCGCTCCAGAAGCTGGTCCCCGGTGAAGCCCCTGACGGCACCGGTGCCAAGTTCGGTAAGAACAACCTGACGATCGACACCGTCATCCTGGGTCGCAACATCGTGCCTCTGCTGGAAGACTTCCAGACGAAGTACAACGCCCGTGCTGCCATCGGTCAGGAACAGGGCAAGAAGCACGCCAAGTTCAAGGACCAAGCGTTCTTCATTCAGGCTGTCAAGGCCGCCCTGCTCACTGACACCAAGTACACCGGTGTCTCTGGTGCAGGTCACTCTGGTGGTAACAAGGTCACCATGGCTGCTAGCGGCGACGCCCTGGACCCGGCCCTGATGTACGACTACATCGGTCAGCTGATGGTCAAGTTCCAGAACAAGGACATCGACCCCGGCACCGAGGACATGATCGTCGCGGTCAAGCCTGAGCTGTTCATGACCCTGCTCCAGAACGAGTGGCTCGTCAACACCAACTACACCACTGCCTCTGGCAACTCGGTGGAAGCTATGGTGCTGAAGACCTACGGTGTTCCGGTGGTGTCGTCCACGAACTTCGTGGGTGGCTCTAACATCACGGGTCACTTCCTGTCGAACGCCAGCAACGGCAACGCTTACGACGGTGACTTCACCAAGGTCGTCGCCGGCGTGTTCTCGCCGCTGGCCCTGATGGCCGGTGAGACCATCCCGCTGTCCACCGACGTCTGGTTCAACGACCTGGACAAGCAGTGGTACATCGACTCTTGGACCAGCTTTGGTGTCGGCCCCGACCGCGCCGAGTACGCAGGCGTCATCGTGGCTCCCTGATCTTTCGCTTGCTTAGGCAGGCTAACCGCCCCTCCCTAGCCGGGAGGGGCTTTTTTGTTTGCTTATGAACAAGCTCGACGTGATTAATGCAATGCTGGCCAGCATGGGCCAAGCCCCCATCAACTCTCTTACTGAAGAGAACTCTTTCCGTGACACAGGTCTGAAGCGTTTGGATCTGTGCCAGCGACGAATTCTTTCGCGTGGCTTCTGGTTCAATGAAGAAACCAGGACGCTGACGCCTGATGCCTACGGTATCATCACTGTCCCCAACGACATGCTTGAGCTGCGCAACCCGCGTGGGGCTAGCGTGTTGTATAACAAGCGTGGGGACAAGGTCTACAATCGCTCGCAGGGCACCTACTTGTTTGATGGCCCTATCAAAGTTAACCTGCTGGTTAACCTGGACTTCGACGACCTGCCCATCTTAGCCGCAGAATACATCGGGGCCGTAGCAGTGCACGAGTTTCAGACGGACTTCGACTCCGACCCGCAGAAGATGCGCGAGCTTGAGAAGCGCAAGACGTCTGCGTGGGCTGCGTTCAATGCCGAAGATATCCGACAACGCGCAGTGGTGCTAGCCCAGAATCCGGCGATGAATCGCCTGCGTATGTACGGACCCAACCTGCAATAAGGAGCCGCAATGAAGGTAAGCGACAGCTACTCTTCCCTGGTCATGGGTGTGTCGGAGCAGGTGCCTGAGCTTCGCCGCCCAGGTCAGCTAACCGAGCAGGTGAATATGCTGCCCGATCCGGTGGAGGGTTTGACCCGCCGGCCCGGTAGCGTGTTCAAACAAAGCACGAGCATCGGCACCTTTAGCGTTGCTGCTAGCACTCGGGTGCGCGACTGGTCTCGTATTGAGTACACAGCAGAGGGTAAAGACTACATCATCCTGTACCGTAAAGCTGCACAAGCAGGTGTCCCGGTCTTGGTTGTGTACTCTAAGACAGACAACACCTTCTTGCCTGTCACCACAAACCCACTGGACACGGGCATCAATGCCTTGTTTAACAACGGGGTTGCTGCTATCACAGCGGCTGGTAAGTACGTGTTCATCGCAGCACAGAACACACCCGTCCAAGGTACGTCTACCCAAATGTGGGCCTCGGGCCCTCTGGCTGACAAGGCCGCTGTGTGGGTACGCGGCCCAGCGTACAACCGACGGTTTACGGTTACGCTACAGAAGGACACACCCTGGACCTTCACAGCAGGCGGCGCGACCGCCGGCCTGACTATTGATAGCACAGATGCTCGCAAGGCGTACGTCGAGTACACCACGCCGAGCAGCCAGTACACGGGTACCCTCGATACATCCGACATCGCGACCTCAGACCCTGACTATCAGAAGAAGGTCAACGACCGGACCAACGCCTACAACTCAGCGGTTAACAACTGGATCACGACTGCTGCTCAAGCAGTGGTACCGAACCGCATCGCCACAATGCTGGGGCGTATCCCAATGTACAACGCCGGAAGCACCGGCTCGCCTAACTGGCAACCCAGGCTCTCGGGGCTGCAGGTGTACATGAGCCAAGGTACGGAGTCTTCGCTACCCGTGCTCAATACCCGCGACTCGACGTGGCTGCTGTCCGGTGTGACGGCTATCTCTGCGTCCGACGACGCGGATGGTAGCTTGGTGCGTGCTGTCTGTAACGAGGTTCGCAGCACCACTGACGTGACTGCTCAGCACTGGTTCGGCAAGGTTGTCAAGATCAAGCCGACGGGCGGGTCCGCTGCTTTGTACTTACAGGCAGCTAAGAAAGACTCCGCACAGACCGGCGACTATGGTGAGGTTACCTGGGTTGAAGGGCCGGGCAAGAAGCACACGATCACTTCGGGTCTGTTCACCTTCATCATCACGGGTGGTAGCGCCTTCCTGGCGAGTAGTGCTACATGGCTTAATGGTATCACGGCGGGCGACCACCCAAGCTGGGCCGAGTCTGTTTGTGGTGACGATGACAGTAGCCCTATGCCGTTCTTTGTTGGGCGGCAGATCACCATGTTGGCCACCTTCCAGCAAAGGTTGGTGGTCGGCTGTGGCAGCGTGGCGAACATCAGCAGCCCTGGAGACTACCTTAACTTCTTCAGAAGTACCACCCTCTCTGTGCTGGCAGACGACCCGTTTGAGGTAGCCCCGTCTGACGGCTTCGCAGACGTGCTTCGTTGGGCAGTGTTGTACGACAAGGACCTGGTGATGTTCGGGGATAAGCGGCAGTACGGTATCTCCGGCAATGCAGTCCTGACCCCGACCGGCGCCAACATGAGTACGCGGGCTAGCATCCCAGACACCACGTTGGCTGAACCTGTCGTGCACAATGGGTTGATCTTCTACTCCCAGCCAGGAGAGCGTGCCTGCTCGGCGCACGAGATGCGCGTCGGCGAGACCGAGGACTCGGTGCAGAGCTTCACCATTAGCTCGCAGCTTTCCAGATACCTGCTAGGCAATGCCGTACAATTGGAGATCAACTCCAAGCCTGACATGCTGTTCGTGCGCACAGCAGACAAGCCCAACAGCCTGTTCTGTTTCACATACTTCGACACGTCGGAGGGGCGCAGGCAGGATGCTTGGCATGAGTGGCGCTTTGCAGAAGGTATGGGTTCAGTCATGGCCGTTAATCAAAGCGGCACAGGACCCTTGATCTTCTTCCTGCGTGACGCGGGTGGGCAGTATGCGGTTGATGTGCACAGCATTCCTCTTGCTGGTGGCGTGAGCGAACGACCGTTCTTGGACGGGCTCCGGCCATGGGTTAGCGGCAGCGCACCCGCTGGGATGGACGCGGCACTAGGTAATGTGGGTAACGCCCGCTACCAAGGGCTGCGTAATGCAGCGGCCACAGCCTCTGCCCTGGCAGCGTTGCAGGCTAAGAGCCCGGGTAGCACAGTGTGGCTTGGCTTTCCTCAAGAAAGCTACATGGTCCCAACTAACCCGTTCCCCAAGGACGGGGAGGGCCGCCCTATAACAACGGGCATTACAACGGTAAGCTACTTCGTTCTCGGGTTCAAGAACACCACGGGCTACAAGTGGGAGGTAGTGAAGCAGGGCCGCACAGAAACCGGCGAGTTCAACGGGCGCATCATTGGCGATCCAGAGAACTTGGTGGGGGTGGTGCCGTTTGCTAATGGTCAGCGAAATGTGCCGGTGCTTGAAGAAGTGCGGAAGTTCCGCCTCAAGATCAGCGCAGTTGACTGGTTCCCATTAACCTTGTCGTCCCTTGAGTGGGTTGGGCAAGCCTTTAACAACGTCCGCAGGGGGTAAGCATGTCTGCCGAAGTAATGGCGATGATGAGCCAAATGAGCGGCGGGTCTGGTGGAGGTGGTTCACAGATGGGTAAGGTCGTAGACTTTGCACTATCGTGGGCCACCACTGGCGGAACCAACGAAATCATCAAGGCGCAGAACAAGTTCAACGAGGCTATGGCCGGTATCAATAACCGGCTCCGCGCTAAGAGTAACGAGGTCACTGCTGCTTGGAACAACACCAAGCGGTGGCAGATGTCCGTTAACAACAACAAGAGGTTGCAGGCTGGTGGTGAGCAAGTCAACACCAACACTGTTAACACGAGGCGGCAGCTCGATACTCTATCTCTTAACGACCTCAACAAAAGGGTTGCTGAGATGGAACAGGCCGGCGCTGCGTTTGCAGCCCAAGCAGCCTCGGGTGTGGTAGGTACGGCAGCGGACATGGTCAACAGCACGCTAGCCCTTCGGCGAGCACTGGAGGCAGAGCAGTCGTCCCGCAACGTAACCATGTTTACACAAGACTCGGCGCAAAGGTCTTCGGACATCATGCGGCAGGCGGTCAGCTCTCTCGGTGACCTGTACCTGCAAACAGAGTTCGACTACGCTACCGACATCGCCCAGACACAGAGCACTATGTCTCCCTTCATGCGGTTCTATCAGGCAGCTGGTGGGGCTCAGGGCATGATGGACATGGGCAAGGCCGGGGCAAGTGCTGGCAAAAAGCTGTGGGATTGGGCAAGCTCGCCTGAGCAGATTAGCTCGGGTGACAACTACCAGTCTGCTGATGAAGCTAGCAGCTATCTTAGCAACTTCAAGTTTGATTCCTAATGAGTAACACACAAGGCGCACCAACCGTAGGCTTGGGCCAGAATGTCACGTTTGTGGGTGACCCGGTAACGGGTGCGCCTGTGTCGTCACGCCTGGACCAAGCAGAACTTCAGCTCAACTCCGGGGCAACCCGGCAACAACTAGCAATCACCCCGCGAGGGGCAGACATGCGCGAGTACAACGCCTTGTCTGAGATGACATCTGACTTTGGTAAGGCCATCACCCAACGTCTGCAAGAGCGCGACCAAGAAGCCTTTGTAGGCGGCATGATGGACGCAGCCCAAGGCAAGACGGTAGAAGAGATCGCGGCAGACCAGCCGTGGTACTCCACCCTCTTTGGCCCGTCAGGTGCTGAGTTGGGGGCCAAGGCGTTTGAGGCGCAAGACCGCGTCAACCGCACGTTGGCAGAGATTCAAGCCAACCTCCCGAACATGGCCCAGCTGGACTACGGTACAGCGAAGAGTCAGATGATGAGCACCCTGAACGGGCTGCTCACAGGTGACCAGGGTACCGACGCGGTGGTCAGGCAAGGCTTTGCAAAGGCTCTACCAGGGATGGTGGCGCAGCACACAAAGCTGCGTGTGGAGTACGTTAATCGCACGGCCCTCACCAACCAGAGCCGGATGCGTCGGTCGGCCTTCGACTCCATCGAGGCTCAGCGCACCGCGTTGGCAACGGGGAACATGACGCAGGAAGACTTCGACATCATGGCTAACAACCTGATCGGAGACACCCTGCTGGTCGATGGCCAGAACCCCGCCGTCTGGGAAGAGGTGGCGGTCAACGACGTTACAGCAGCAGCAGAAAAAGGGCAGCTCACCGCAGTACAGGCGTTCCTGTCTAACGGGCGGGAACAACTGCTGGACCCGGCAAACCTCGACCGCATCCGTGTGGCGCAGAAGCGGGGCAACGCCATGCTCCGGGCAAAGTGGCTCGATGAGAATGCCGACACCATCGCACAGATGGAGTTCGATATTGCTAACGCCGCAGGTGGCACGGTGGCCGAGAACTTCCAGAAGCTCATGGCGTTCAGCGACGCAGGCCGTAAGGAGACCGGCGCAACCGAGGATATGTACGACCGCAGCAAGGCCATGGCCTTGGTTAAGGGTGGCATGGCCGCCGTGCAAGCTCGCAAGGACGCCAATGCCCGGGCACTTGCACAAGAAGAGAAGGCGGCGGCGACTGCTGCTGCTAAGGCGTTGGTCGCTGCTAAGAAAGACGCAGCGATTAGCGACCTGTTCTCTGTAGGGGATGTCTTTGCCCTGAAGCAACTTACCACCGATGAGCACATCGAGACCCTAGGTTTCAACGAGTATGCCCGGCTGACCCAGCAGAATGACTGGCAGGGCGTGGCGAGGTTCCTTGGTAAGTTCAATAAGGACAACAGGGGCTGGGCCTTTGGTCGTGTTAAGGCCCAACTGCAAGCGCAGACTGAGGCGGCGGTGCAGGCGATGAGCAAGGCTGGGGTAACGGACGCCGGTCTCCAGCAATTGTACGCCCCGTGGAAAGCACTCAATGATGCGGGCCTGAGCACTCTCTACTTCGGTGAAGGGCTTGACGGTAAGATGACCAAGTTCCACCGAATGATGGAGACAAACGGTGGTAGTGACATTGAGCGCAACCGTGTCGGTGCAGCTGCCGCCTTCGAGGATTCTTTTGTCAAGGGTAAGGAAGTCTACCTGAAGGACGACGAGATCAAGAAGCTGAGCGGAGGTATGTTCAGCTCTGGCCTGCCCGCTTTCAACAAACTGCCAGAGAAGGCACGGGCCTCCGTGCTAAGCTATCTGGATATTGGCTCTTACCCTACAGCCCTCGATGGTGTGCAGCGAGCACTCCCTGCTGCGATGGCATCGGGAAAGATCGAAGTCTTTGGCAACGCCGCGATCCACAATGGATCAGCGGTACCAGTCAAGCAGTTCTTGCGCGACCCCAAGTTGTCCAAGGACTCTGCTGAACGCTGGGGTCTTGGTACCTTTGAGACTGACGACGGGGCAGTGGAAGAGGCGTTTCAAACAGCCCTGGCTATCAAGACCCGTGGCTTCAAGGACACTACCTGGAAACCTGTCTACTTCGACGATCTGGGTAAGTACCCTGCCGGTAACACGGCGAAGGGGCCGCGCACTAATCCAAAGGGCATCGAACAGTATCCCGGCAAGATCCCAGAGACTACCACCATTACCGACGAACGTGTGCTCCGCATGGATCAGGCTGGTAAGCCAATGCTGGTGGTAATGCAGATGGGTGACGACGGCAAGCGGTACGACACGGTCATCACTATGGAAGACATGTATGCTTCACGGGCGTACAACTACTTCTTGAAAAACGGGCATTACCCTAATCAAGGTAAGGCGAACAGCCGTGAGATGTACAACCGCTCGAAAGAGCAACTAACCAAACAGTAAGGACAACCAATGGCTGACTTGGACTTGACCAAGCGAGTGCTGGCTCTGAAGGAGTCGGACAACGGGAAGCACCCGAAGACCTACCAACTCAACAACCACAAGGCGTTTGGCAAGTACCAAGTTATCGAGAAGACCTTCAATGGTCTCAAGAAGAACGGGGACATTCCTGCTGACTGGCAACACACCAACCCTCAGCACGCTGACGCAGCGGGTGAGAAGCTAGTAGAGCAACTGCACAAGCAATACAATGGCGACCTGAAGAAGGTGGCTGCCGCGTTTTACGCTGGGCCTAAGGCAGTCAAGGGCGACACCATCGTCAACTACCGTGACCTGAAGAACCCCAACAACCCGGACGTATTGCAGTACGTTCAAGCTGTGCAGCGGCTGGCAGGCGACACCGACGACGTGGACTTCGCGGAAGAGGAGGAGGCAAGCGAGCCTCCTGCTACGGCTGAGCGGCTTACTGGCAAGGAGCTGTACAACACGCCCATGCCAGAGAAGTACGTGCCTAATCGACAGGCTGCTGGCGGTGCAGATAAGCAGGTGATCCCAACTAGCACAGTAGACGCACCCCTCGTGCGTGTGCCTACAGAAAACCAGGTGGCAGCCCAGTCTGCTCCGCAGGTTGAACGTAAGCGGGTTATCGACAACACATCTTTCCTGGACGTGGCGCGCACTGCGGCGCTGTACAACCTCTCGGGCACCATTGCACGCGAAGTTATCGACGCTGCCGTCATGCCAGAGTACAAGCCTGATCCGGCATACAAACCTGACCCTGAGCTGTTCGCTGGCAAATCGGGTGAAGAGCAGGCTGAGCTGCTGGAAGCAGTAAACGCCGAGCAGGCCCAGCGCATTCACCTGATGCAGCAGAGCCGTCGTGATGACGAGGACGTGCTCTCTCGTAAGGGCTTGGCAATGCAGCTGGGTGCTAGCTTCGTTGCGGCTGCTCCCGAGTCTATCGTCATGGGGCTGGGTGCAGCCCGTGGTCTGTACGCTATGGGTAAGGGTTCCATGCAGCTTGCATCACAGGGCAAGACTGCTGCCGCCCTGGGTTCTATGGCTGTGGAGAACGTCGGGGTTGGCTTGGTTGCTACGGGTGCGCAAGACTTGCTCGATGGTCATATCTCTGCCAAAGACTATGCCATCGGGGCGATGATGGATTTGTCGCTCGGGTTCCTGGCCGCGCCGCTTCATGTCCGTCTTGCGCGGGATGCACAGGCCCGTGGTGCTCAGTTCAGCAATGAGACTGTGCAGGCACTGGCTGAAGTAGATGCAGAGCTTGTGGCGGCCCGTAGCCGCGTTGGTGAGGGTGCGCCCAAGCAGGCCATTCAGGCCGAGGCAGCGCGGGCCGAGGCGGAGGTGGTGCAAGTCGTGCAGGAGTCTTCGACCAAGGTGGACCCTAGCCGTAAGCTAGTGTCGGACGAGGACAACGGCGCTGTGTTCTACGGTGAGAGTACGGATACGCCTGCACCTGATGAGCCTGCCGCAGAACCGGGCCTTACCTTTAAGGGTGATGTGGTCGGTGTTCATGGTAGCACTACACCTTTGAACAAGCTAGTAGACCCGGCTGACGTAAACCCGGACATTCGGTATGACGGGGACGGTGGTATCTTCGGCGCGGGCTTCTACACTGCCGAAGACGGTTTCTGGTTTATGGGCGCTAGCCTGCGCATGCCGCAGTTCACATACGCCACAGATGTCAAGTCAACGTTTGATAATGCCCTAGTTATCAGCCCCGAAACGTACAGCCGTGTGGTTGACATCCTTGATGAAGTAAACGCCAAAGCTGATCCTAATTCCTGGGTGCAGCTTAATGAGCAACTGGCTGGGCTTGGGTATGATGGTGTCATCGTCAGAGGTTTCCCACAAGAGATTGATCCAGCAGACCCTAACTACCCTAAGTATCAAGACCTACTGCAAAACCAGATCGTTACGTTTGATCCCAAGAAAGCTGAAGTGCTCGGCGAGAATAGCGTGATTTCGCCGTTTACTAATAGGATCAGAGAAGCAGCAGATGCTGTGGCTGCTAAAGAACAAGAGCTTGGTCTGGATAAAGGAGATGCGTATAGGATGCTCTCAAGGTTTGACCTGTCCACTGAGGCTGCTCAGCACAGAGCAGCCCATGCTGACAGGGTTAAACTGTATGAGGAAAGCGGTCTTAAAGAGCTAGTCTATAAGGAACGGGATGCTATCAAAGCCATCAAAGGTATGGCGACTAAGTCTGCCTTTGTGTCTAGTGCTTACACTGACGGTAGGTTTCAAACAGAGGCTGCAATGCGCGCCGAGCGCATGGCCGAAGAAGCTGCACCGATGAGCAAAATCAACGAGCAGCCAGATAATGCTCGCATTGTTGATTACGTTCCTAACACAGCCCCGGCTCATGTGAAGGCAGCAGCCGCTGCTGCTTTGGACATGGCTACCAGCCTGCTGCCTAAGCACGTTCGCGTTGGTGTAGTCTATCTTCCAGGGCAAGGCGTAGCTGGGTTGGCGTCTGTTGATGGGCCAGTAGTTCGCATCGGTCTGTCTGATATTGGCACGGCTGGTGGCAAGGGTGTTGAGGTAGGGATTCACGAAGTGGGTCACGCAGTCAATGCGTACTACTTGCCAAACTATGTGAACAAGGCAGCCATTATTGCAGACTACCATAAGTTCATCAATACGGTCAAGTCGGGAGACTTGGACACTGCCACTAAAATGCGCTGGGCATCTCCTTACAAGGGGAAGCAGATTGACCCTACCTCTGCCTATGATCTTGACTTTGATGAGTGGCTTACTGAGCAAGCAACAAAGTACATTCGTGACAAGGAGGTTGCAGGCGATAGCAAGGGGTTGCGCAGTGAACTCGTGAAGACTTTGCGCACCTGGGTGGACAAGGTAATGCAGTTGTTTACCAAAGCCAAGGACAAGGGTTATCTTCCTGCGGAACGCAGTGTTGCCGACTTCATTGATGCAGTAAGTAAAGGTGAGGTGCAGCCCGTCAAGTTTGCTAGGCCGGTGACAGCCAAGGCTTCCATGGACGACTCTGCCAACGCTGGTCGTGCTGCCGTCATGAACGACCCTATTGCCCGCAAGTACGGCATCGACCTACTGCCTAGGGGTACCCCAGCCGAGCAGGCCCGTGCCAAGACTATCCTGGCCCTGTACAAGCGTGCTGATGCGTACCCTAAGCCTGACGAGAAACGCCTGAAGTCACTGCTGAAGAACACCATGTTCGCTGACAACACCGGCACGTTGCTGCGTAGCGAGAACCCGATCATGCGCATGCTGGCTAGTGAGCTGCTTGAGTCTGCTAGCGGTGCTACCAAACGGCAGGCAACAGCTGCCATCGGCAAGTTCATCACAGAACGCAAGATGCTGGGCAACAGCCTGCAAGTTCTTGAGGGCCACTACAAGATGTGGCGCAACGAGCATGGTGGGCATATCGGTAAGGACTTGTTCGATGGTAAGGATTGGGCTAACTTCAACAAGCAGGTGGCTATCCACATCGAGAGTAAGGGTCAGGCTAACAGCCACCCAGCTGTGCGTGCTGCTGCGGAGGAACTTGAGAAGGCTTATGACCGCATCCGTCTGGAGCAGGTAGAAGCCAAGACGTTGGGATACAAGGGTCTTCCTGAAACCAGCGCGGGGTACATGCCTCACAAGATGTCGCCTGAAGCACTGCGTAACCTGTCAGTAGAACAGGCCCGTGTGCTGCATAGCTCTCTTACTGACCAGTTCATCAGCATTGAAGGTTTCGACCCCACGTTTGCTGATAGGCTGGCTAGCAAGTACATCGACGTTGTGCGTCGGCGTGGCGTTGGCGGGTACCATGGCAGCATCGGTGACGGTGCAGCTGACTTGTCTGTGATGGAAGATGCTCTTGACAGCCTTAACCTGACCAAGCAAGAAAGCGACGCCATGAAGCAACGTATGCGCTCTGGCTCTGCTGGCTACACTAAGGGTCGCCTTAAGCTGGACCTGCTGCGTGAGCATGCTCTGGCTGACGGGTCTACCTTCAGGCTTATCGACGTCTTTGAAACCGACCAACGTGCGCTGCTCCGGCAGCAGGCCGGTCGTGCCAGCGGTGAGGTTGCCCTTGCCCGCCACGGTATCCTAGGTAAGCCAGGGTTGCAGTTGATGCGTGAGGCTGCCGAGCTGGGTGATGCTGGTTCCAAGGCACAACCTAAGGAGTTTGAGGCGTTCGATCAAGTGTCTGCTGAGTTCCTTAATGAGCCGTTTGGTGACCACAACAATAAGCTGCTTGACCGTGTGATGCAGGCTAACAGCTTGGCCCGCCTGGGTGGTATGTTCTTCCCACAGTTGGGTGAGTTCACTAACGGGGTGGCACACCTTGGGTTTGCACATGCCCTCGCTGCGGTGCCTGGGCTGCGCCGTCTTCGTGCTGAGGCTAAGGCACTGGCACGAGGGGAGAAGGTTGACAACCCGATCCTTAGCAGCATAGAGACAGTAAGCGGTGCAGAGTTCGGCACGGATACCTACAAGTTCTCTTTCCCATTCCAAGAACCAGATAAGGTCTACCAGACCTACGGACAAGACAGCCTGACAGCAGTGGATCGCCTCCTTCGTGGCGGGCTCCACGTACAGGCTAAGCTGTCCTTCTGGCGCTCCCTGCACGCTGCACAACAGCGCGGCATGGCTGAGCAGATCGTTCGTAAGGCGCTGCGCTACATGCGTGACGGCACGGACGATGTGGCGCTAGCCGACATGGGCTTCACCCCCGAGCTTCGTGAGAAGATCAGGGCAGAGCTACCGGCTATCGCTAAGTGGGGACCAGACAACCAGCTGGCAGAACTAGACCTGACCAAAGCATCAGACCTGACTGCTGTTGAGGACTTCGTTCAGGCGGTCCATCGTGGCACCAACCAGATTATCCAAGGCACCTTCATCGGTGAGCAAGGTAAATGGGCACACGACGGGCTTCTGCGGTTCTTGACGCAGTTCCGTACATTCTCCATCACCTCGGTAGAGAAGCAGTGGACTCGTCAGATTAACAACCACGGAGCAGTTAAGGGCTGGGGTATCATGGTAGGGACTATGATGATGGCAGCGCCAATCTACATTGCTCGTACTGTGATGAACAGCATTGGGCGCGATGACCAGGAAGAGTATCTGGATAAGATGCTTACCCCTGCGATGGTTGCGCGTGCGAGCATGAACTACGTGGCCATGACCGGCTTGGCCGGGGACTTCGTGGACGCCTTCACTGCCATCACAGGTACTGGCGAAGTAACTGGTGCGCGCTCCGGTGCGGCCACCGGCTTTGTCGGTACTGTCATCGCCCCGGGCGCAGGCTGGGTGGACGACGTGTGGAAGGGCTTGCAAGACACCAAGGATGGGACAGACCCCACCGAGCTGGCAAAGACCTTGCCGTTTGCAAACCTGCCTATGCTGTCGGTCCCTGTTAGGCTGCTGGCACCCTAAAGGTACCTTTAATCACAACATGGCGGCGCCTCTGCACTTCGGTGCAAGCGTCGCTTTCTTTCAATGGAGAGCCTTGCATGGCCTTGAGTCAAACCTTCCACGACACGAATGGAACGACCGAAGAGTGGGACATCTCCCTGTCGGGCGGTTACCTCTCTCGTGACCACGTCAAGGCGTACTTCTACCCGACCGGGAATCTTGAAGACGCCCGTGCACCCAAGACGTTTACTTGGTTAACAGATACCCGCATCCGCATTACGCCTGCTCTGGCAGCTGGCGGAAAACTCTTGATCCAGCGTGAGACCCCTCGGGCGGACTTGCTGGTGGAGTTCACGAACACCGCTGACTTTACTCAGCAAAACCTCACCACGTTGGGTAAACAGTCCTTGTTCATGGTGCAGGAAGTAACCGACTTGTACGAAGACCCCGAGCTTATCGGGGCGATCGCTGACGCAAAGCAGGCGGCCGCCGATGCTACCGCTGCCGCTGCTACTACAAACAGTAACGTGGTGGCTGCTCAGGCAGCAGAGGCCGCAGCAGAGGCTGCACAAGCCAGCACTGAACTTGCTGCCGATGCCGCCCTTGCTGCCTCGGAAGCAGCAGATTCTTCGCAAGCTGCGGCTGCTGGTTCGGCCAGCTCTGCTGCAACTGCCCTAGCTAGCGCGAACGCCGCGTCCACTGCCGCACAGGCTGCGCGGGACGCCATCCTCAACTCGCCTGTGATCGCCCTCGGGTCTGGCACTACTCTTGATCTGGCCGCTGGTAAGGCATTCACTAAGGCTGTTGATGGGGACACTACCTTCAGTGTTAGCGGCGTCGCGGCGTCGCCTAAGCTCAACGCCATCTTGCTTGACCTAACCTTCTCAACCAGCGCCGTCATTACCTGGTGGTCCGGTGTTAAGTGGTCGTACGGGCTGGCTCCATCTTTTAACGCCGCTGGGCGTACAACCCTGGCGTTTGTTTCATTTGATGGTGGGACTACCTGGGTTGGCAGTGTGGTTGCTAAGGACTTGGCATGATTAGCGTACTGGTTTCTTTCCTTACATCGGTGCGTACTTGGTTGCTAGCCGACAAGCGATCTACAGGTAACACGTCATTCCCGGCCTCTAACAGGTTAGTAGCCCAGCACGCCTACTTTTCCGGCAACCGGCTAATTGAGCGTGTTGGCGGTGTATGGCAAGACTCAGGCTTAGTTGGGAAAGGCGCACTCAGCGACGATGGCCTAGTCGTAGCTTTTACTGGCTATAACATTGTCATCGACGGGCACGCGCTCATCTACCGACGTAGCAGTACCGACGTCAGCTTTAGTACAGTCACACCAGTTACCCTGGATTTTCCAGCGTCTGTGACCGATGGCTACAATGTACTGACTCCGGACAAGATTGCCCTCTCGGGAGATGGAAACCGCGTAGTAGTGACGTCGAACGCAGCTGACCGCTTTCTCGTGGCTACTGGCATATCAACAGGACCATCTACATGGGTCATGCAGACGTTCTCTATTGTGGCCGGCACCAGCATCCCTGCTTCGCGTCTTACGCTAAACTACAACGGTACTCGCCTAGTTGTTTGGTATAACACCAGTATGGCTAACTTCTTCTACAGCGGCATCCCAAGCCTGCCTTGGGAAGACGTTGGTACGCTAGCCGGTGGGGTTCCTAATAGCAGCGCGTGGGTTAGCCTCACCTGCCTTGTCGTAGGCTATGGTGGTGAGGTGCGTGTGTACAACAAGCAGACCGCAAGCAGCAGCATGGTGCTAACGGTTACGCGCTCTAGAGCCGAGCTAGGTACTTCAACGCTCGGCCAACTCGGTGTCCTGGGTGCAGGGCTAAACAGCCTCATGATGCGGGACGGTGTGTACCTGCTCATCTTTTCAGGTATATCTTCAACGGGGTCTTGGACACTCATAGGTAAAGAGGACATCAGCGAAGGTTTGCCAAACAACGCCGCTGTTCAAGCTAGCCCCTCCATGCACCAGGTGGTCGCTGTAAACAACACCAACACAAGCATAGACCCCTACACAACTTTCTTATTTGAACGATGAGTCAACATCAACTCCTGAAGGATGCCGCAGTCGCAGCACCCCCCACTTCCGTTTCCGGGATGATGCTCTTTGGCGTCCCTGTCCCGGAGTTGATCCAACTTGGAACCCTTATCTACTTGATCGTTATGATCCTGGCAAAGCTGCCTGAGATCCTCGATGGGTTCCACAAAGCATGGAGAAAGTATGTCAGGAAAGAAGGCGACAATTGCACGCCTTGCTGATCTGCACAACCTCGTTACAGAGGCTCTGATCGACGGCGTAACTACCCAAGAGGTTGAGGTGGAGGGGCCGGATGGTGGCACGCGGGTTGAACGGGTTCGCCCGTCCGCTGCCATCATCGCGGTTGCTTTGACCCACCTGAAGAACAACAACATCTCTGCTGACCCCGAGACTAACAACCGCTTGCGCGAACTTGAAGGCAAGCTGCAACAGCGGCGTGCTGCTGGTAAGACGGGCGTTTCGCAGGCAGTCCTTGACATTGCTGCCGAAGAGTACCGGGGTACTATGCAATGAAGGGGCGCGAGTCAATAGAAGACGCGCAGTTTCGGTGGGACGAGCTGCACATGCTGCAGGAACACTACCGAGACTTCCTCACGTTTCTTGAAGACGTGATGGAAATGCTCGGCTTTAGTGTCACAGACATTCAGGCCGACATCGCTGGCTTCATGGTCTACGGACCAAAGTGGCTGATGGTTCAGGCGCAGCGGTCCCAAGCCAAGACGACCATTGCCGCAGCCTACTCCGTTTGGTGCTTGATCCACAGCCCGGCCCACCGGGTACTTATCGTGTCTGCTGGTGGTACCCAGGCTAACGAAATCAGCACTCTGATCGTTCGTATCATCATGACGATGGACGTGCTGGAGTGCATGCGGCCCGACAAGCTAGCTGGTGACCGTACCAGCACAGAGGCGTTCGACGTGCACCACAGCCTGAAGGGCGTGGACAAGTCCCCGTCTGTGGCCTGTGTCGGTATTGGTGCTAACCTTCAAGGTAAGCGCGCCGACCTGTTGATTGCCGACGACGTTGAATCTGCTAAGAACTCCCTGACGCAGCACATGCGTGCGCAGTTGCTTGACCTTACAAAAGACTTCGTGTCTATTGCCCTTGGTCGTATCATCTGGTTGGGTACTCCGCAGTCTGGTGATAGCATCTACAACACCTTGCCCGCACGCGGGGTCACTGTTCGCATCTGGCCCGGGCGCTATCCGACTGAGGAACAGCTGAAGAACTACGGTGACCACCTAGCCCCGCTGCTGATGGAGCGCATCAAGCGCGACCCCACGCTGCAGAAAGGTGGTGGGCTGCTCGGCACTCAGGGTAAGCCTATCGACCCGGCACTGCTCGACGAAGAAAAGCTCCAAGCCAAGGAACTTAACCAAGGCGAGGCGTACTTCCAGTTGCAGCACATGCTGAACACGCGCCTCACTGATGCGCAGCGTTACCCGCTCAAGCCAGAGAAGCTCGTCCTCGTTGACGTTAACCACATCCTGGCACCTGTGCAGGTGATCCGGTCAGTGAGTGGTGCTGTGAAAGACATGATGGCCGGGGACTTTCCGTACAAGGTCAGCCTCCCGCACAGTGTCTCGCCAGAGATGGCCAAGTACGAGCTAGTCTGGGCGTACATCGACCCGGCAGCAGGTGGCGCCAACGCCGACGAGACAGCCTACACAGTGGGTGCCTTCCTAAACGGCAACGTCTACCTGCTAGCTGTGGGCGCTGTTGCAGGCGGCTACGATGACAGCAAACTAACCGAGCTTGCTGACAAGTTGCTGAGGTTCCCTATCGCTGGTGTTACCATCGAAAAGAACCTAGGCTACGGTGCGTTCACTCACATCTTCACTACGGTACTTGTTCGCAAGGCTACTGAGAAAGGGGTACCAGTACCTTCTATTGAAGACGACCTTGTGACGGGCATGAAGGAAGCACGCATCATTGAGACACTTGAGCCCGTCATGGGTCGTGGTTCCTTGATCGTTACCTCCGAAGCCCTGGAGGAAGATCGCCTGTGTTGTGCCAGGTACCCGTCTGCTGAGCGTCAGCTGTACTAC